AATCTGATCAGCTGTGAAGTGTAATCCTGCAGCAGCACAATCTTGTGTACTCCAGTTACATTCTTCCATAGGCATACTAGTCACTTGTCCAATACGGATATCAAATGTTTTAGTCCAGTCATCTGTAAATCTATTCTCTTCTCTATTAGGAAGATCAAGATATAATTCAACAAGACCACCAATCTTCTCACCATGGTTTACAGGAACTGTAATAGTATATTCATATGGTTCAATTTCTCCACCACCTTGACATACTTCACAGTCTTCCCATTCATCTTCATCATCATACCATCCACCAGCACCATTACATTCTGGACAATCTGTAGATGTAAGTGTTTCTTCTTTAAACAACTTATCATCATGTACAAGTTTGTATTCACCATTCTCTAAGAACACTGTGTACTCATTTGGATTTTTCTTCCATACAGCTTTCACCTTGTTGTATGTGTTAGATACAAAATGTACAAGCTCTGGACTTCCGTGTAATGTTACAACATTACGAAGAGCTACAACAAATCCTTGTCTAGTGATTCTGAATGAATTCTCTGTTAAGAATCTGTATAACTCATGTGCAACTTCAGCTCTTGGGTTTAAACAACACCACATGAAGAAGTTTTTCAATGCTGCATACTCATCGTCATCATTTAAAGCTTGTTCAAATGTTCTTTTATCAACCATTTTTTGTCCCACTCTGTCTACCACTTCAATAAACTTCTCTACTAATATTTGAGGCATGCTTCTAGATGTACCAGCTAAATAAACTGTATTTCCTTCTACAGTGAAATCAGGTAGGTCAGCAAGTAACTTAACTCCTTGTTGGAAAGCTCTAATTCTAGCAGCTTCCGCTTTTGCTTGTTCTACATCAGCTATCACTTCTGAAGAAGATGTGATTGCTAAGATTTCTTCTATACTTCTAGCATTTGCTACAGCATGGAAATCTTCTTCAGATGAATTAGGTTTACTAATAATAGCACCATCATTCAATACCACTGTAAGAACATTGTTAACCATCTTCATTGAGAAATATGGTTTTACATACTTTTGTTGAGATTCTGATTTATTCTCTTCTTGAATAAGACTTTCTATCTTACTTTCAATAACTCTGTCAATTGACATTTCCACTTTGCTCTTGAACCATTCAAGGCTTAAAAATTTGTTGCTCATGATTTTTATTTATTTAATTAATTGTTACTTGTTAATAAGAGGAGATTTCTCTCCTCTTTATTTAATCTACTAATTCTTCTATTGTTTCTTCAGTTAACACTTCATCATTAAGTTTGATGTTGTAGTGTTTAAGATCCACTCTATATCTGTAATATTTGAATAAATCAGATAGTACATTTACAAGAGGATTTTTGTCAGCATAATATCCTACTCCTGCCATAAAAGGATTTAAGAAAGGAAGCTTATCAAATATCTCTTGCATTTCCATCACTTCAGGATAGATTGTCATATCAAACAACTTGTGTTCTTCAGCCACTGCTAACATAGATTCTAAGAATTCTTTAGCTCCAGCACTTCCTCCTGAATAGCCAGGTAGATAATAGTTGTCAGATGCATACTTAGATAACAAATGTAGTCTATCTTTTAAAGGTGAAGATGTAAATCCCACTTGTATTGATCTTTCAAATGTAGCTTTGTATTTCTCCATCATCTTTTTGATTAGATAAGCTGTAGCCATACGTTTGAATGGTTTGTTTTTTCCTTCCATAAATTGTTCTAATGACATTAAGTTGTGTATTTCAGAATTTTTCACAATAGCTAATTCTCTCTGAGAGAATGTAACCACTTTCATCTTTTGTTTTTGTATGCAACCAAATAAAGCATCAAGCTTCATATATTCATCATGATGTGCATACACTTTCAGATAATTATCAGATTCTAATTTTTCCAACTTGTATGTTATAGGAACAAATTTACAACATCTACCATCGCTCCATTTCTGAAGATCATCAGCCTCTTTACCAACAATTTCTCCTTTAAGTTTAACTTTTCTTACACCAGGAGCACCACCAGTTCCAACAACTGTAGGTTTAATCTTTTTCTTGCTGTCAATAAACCATTGTGGCACCTCAAATGCATCTAAATCTATGAAGTTTGCACTAATCAAAGACATAACATGTTGATATTCTTTGATAACCTCTCTCCATTGTTCTTTTGGATAGTTCTTAAGTTCTAACATATGATAATATGTACGTATGTCATATTTAGAAGTATGTCCAAGTGTCATAGGTTTAGCTGGTTTAACAAAGAAATTGTAATCACTTTCTTTACATGTAGCTCTTAAATAATCCTTTTTGATACCAGCAATTCTATCTTCGTAAATATACACATTAGCGTTACCATTACAAACATTTTCAATGTTAAATCCATAGACATAATGTTTTTCCATGTCATGCATTCTCTTATATCTCAAAGAGTATTTACATTTAAAATCATTAGCCAATAGATATTGCTTTGTTCTTTTGTAAAGACTTGGAAAATCCAAAAGTTTAACTCCATCTAATTGAGGAATAGCTGGTTTAATTGTAGAGAATGGCACAAATGGATCGATTCTATATTTAGCTTCATTCTCCATAGTTAAATAATATCCACTTCTCTCAAGATAGTTTATTACAGACTTGATATCATTACCCTCTTCAACAGTTTCGTTATACTTAGCAACAAAATAGTTTGCCACATCCATAAACTTCTGCATAATGATTTGTTTTGCCTCTTGGGTGTAGCGTAATGATTCTCTGTTAGGCGTGGGATAGATTCCATCACTCAAAGAGAACCTAAGAGCAATAGGAAATTGAATTCTATCCATACCTAATTTTTCAAAGTCTAATGGATAATACACATTGTCTAAACATATGTGTAAATTGTTATCTGTAGACATTTCAGAAAATTGAAAGTGCTCATGTCTTGTAATAATGAATTCATTATTGACAGATGGATCTTCTGGTAAATCAAAATACACGCTCTCGAAATAACAAAGTTGTTCCTTTATCTTATTATGGAATTGCCATTTGTCACTGTACTTAACAGGAATTATGATTTTCACACCATTTCTTTCTGTTGTAGGTGCTTCGTGTAAAAGATCGATGGTGTTAGCATCTTCTCCTTCATACATCATGTATTTACGTTCCATACCATTCTTTCTACATACAAAGTAGAAACTACTAGAGTATGCAAGAGGTGCTTTAAAACCTAGCGGTTCTGTTAATCTCTGGTTTCCCAGAGTGTCGGACTATATCATCACCCTATAAATAGGGGTTGGACGCTTTTTCATATGGTTACTAACCCATACTACTTCCTGTTATTAAGCAGACTTTACTGCTCAGGTAGTCTCTAAACGTTCTGAAGATGTATCTTCAGCTTCGCTTTTGATTGTCATGTTAAATTCTACTACTTTGTCATATTTTCTTTTAAGAAAATAAGTAGCATCACTATACAAATAATCTATACTATCTAAAACTTCTTGTTTATTTTCTATCCACAATATATAATTAACCTGTTTTCTAACTTTTTCAGTTATGTAAGGTTTACTTATATTTAAACATTTTGCTATTTCTAATAGAAATTCTTTATCGGTTGAGCAAAAAGCTAATTTAAGTTTATACTGTTGTTTATGTGGTTTAAAAATACTATGATTAGTTTTTCTAATATACTTATATTGTAATTTTTTCAATATTACACTTCCATCACCATCCAAAAATCCTCTAATGAAATGAGGTATTAAATGTTTTTCTAGTTTAGGAAAAGTCATTCCTAATTTACTTTTATTGATGTTGCATCCTAAATCAATTAGGTTGTTACCTATTAGATTTGATACTATATTGACACAATGTTGAGGTTTATAACCTTTTTTAATACTTGAAGGAGTATTAACAATATTTTTTTGTCCTCCTGCAGCTTCTCTAGATAATTCATCAAGAATATAACCATCCTCTTCTTGAACTCCTATTCTGAGATTAAGTTTTCTATTACCTGAAGGTTGTGATATGCAACCGTCAGCATATATAAAACCTAAAATATAAGCTTTGTATTCTGTGTCAATTATATTGAAATAATTGTGATTAACTTTGTACTTGTATCCCATGGTGTGTTATGTTTAGGTTACAAAGTTAATAATTTAATTTAGATTTCCAAAAATTCATCCAATATTTTTAACGTAAAATTACTTTTACGCTGGGCCTAGTTTTGTTGACCCATCATACCTAATTCTGTAGCAGAATCACGTTTGGTAGACTTACCATACTTACTGATGATATTCTTTACATCATCAGCATCTAAACCAATACCAAAATCCTCTACACAGAATTCATAGTTGTTAGCTGATGATGGCTTGAATGACACCACAATTGGTTCATCAACACCAGCTCTTCTATGACTGTCTAATGCATTAGATGCACATTCTCTAATAGCAGAACCTATATCATCTGAATATAAGTTCTTACTTAACATTTGCATAAGAATCTGTGCACTATCTAAGTCTAGTGACATTCCAATTGATTCTTGTGGTTGTCCATCAACTAGGACATTTGCTTCTTTCTGTTTTTCTAATATCATCTTTCTAGTTTTAAATTGTTTCTCTTTTTACTAACCAAATCTGTCTACCACTAAGATCTTGAGAGATTCTCATGTTGTGACCTTCAGCTGAAGGTATCCATTTTTTCTCTGTTCTTGTGTATGTCTGACCATTGTATCCTGTAAAATTAGATGTAATAACATCTTGTCTTGTAGTACATCTTACATTTCCATATATAGGTTGACCTGTATGCCAATGTTTTTTAGTTTTACTAATTGTAGGTGGTGTTAACACCTTTAAATATTTGAAGTATGACTGACAAGAAATCATTATCTCATCACCTACTTGTAAATCTTGAATTTCAATTAATTGATTTTCCATGTTTTCTAATTTTAAAAGGGTGCATCAATGTCTACCCACATAACGCTAAACCCATTGTTTTCTTCTAATAATCTATTCACCTTTGTAAACACACCTTCTGTATCCCATTCTATTCCTTTGTAAGAAGCACTAGCTGGATGACTAATTTCAAATACATGTGTAAATATACCTGTGTATTTTTTGTATCTAGCTGCGTCTTTACCAAGAAAGACAACTGGAACACCTAAGTGGTTTATAATTTCCTCAAAAAGATATTTTACAAGTGGTTCCCATATTTCCATATGACTACCAGCCTTGTTCATCTCTGTTGTTAATGCTGCATTAAACATTAAAACACCCTGATGAGCTAAGAAGCTCACATCTGGATTCTCTATAATGTTCAAGTTTAATCCATCATAGAATTCTTTCTCCATAGCTCTATAAAACTGATCTAATGAAGGTTGAACTTGTTCTGTTATAGAACAACCCATAAGAAGTCCATCTGCTACAGGAGCATCATTCTTAAATGTGTGATAGGGACACATACCTACTAACACCACTTTAAGATCATCTAATGATGTTTCTTTAAAGCATCTCCATACATGCATAGAAATAGGAGCAACCTTCTTGCCTCTCTTACTCTCTGCTTTTAAGAATGCATAAATCTTATCACATTCTTCACTCTCTATGAATGGACGCATTTTTGCATGCCAGCTTGGATGAAACTTGTCTTTAAATGTTTCCCAATTCATGACGATAATGATATTTTTCTATGAAAGAACTTAGTCAATACAGATTCTAAGTTCTCAATGCTTATACATTCTATTTCATTTCCACGAGTTGTTTGTAACCATTCAACTTGTTCTATGATGCTTTCTTCAAGCATATCCAAATATTTTTCTTCTACTGTTATAAAATCACTCATATTATTTCTTTTTGTGTTAAATATTTTTCAATTGTTTTTAATCCATGTATGCGTGCTAAATCAGCCCAATCTTTAATTCCTTCATCTAAATAGATCCTTGGTACATTGCAATATTCAAACCCGTACTTATTTGTCACGAGTTGAGAATTCTTTACACCAGTCTCATCAGAATCAAAACTTAAGATTTGTCTTTCAGAATTTTCCTTTATGTATTCAACGTTCTCTTCAGAGAAACATCCCATACCTTCATTCTGAACTGCACAACAACACGGAAATATTTTTTTCATCACCATGTAATCCTTCTTACTCTTATTGATGAATGCAACATCACAATCTCTGATGTCATCTAATCCATCCATCATGGTAATAGGCACATTATTAGGCATCCACTTATTCTTTTTATCAGCAAATGGTCTGTAGATTTTCCAATGTCCTTCATATAGATAACCAAATCTAAGCTCAGAGTCCTTTAGAGGAAACTTCTGTTTGTTTAGATATACAGTGTCTATTGAATATACATTGTTAGCTCTAAGATCATCTATGTCTTGATAATATGCATTCCAATATGCTAGTTCTTCGTGTGTAAACTTTCTTGTCTTCACTTGAATGAAATACTCACGTTTAGATGTAGCTGTTGGTTGTGCATAATCAGAAACAATCCTCTCGTAATTTCTTGTAGAGGACCCACTGATAATCCCTAGGTCAAAATCTCTATCAATCATTAACAAGGCATCATTAAGACCTACATTAAACAACATCATTACAAAATTGAAACATCCACCTTTCTTGCTGGAATCTCCAAAATCTATAAAGTTTAATGCTCCTCCTCTATATCCTATAATGAATGATGGATTCTTTTCATTTCTAAAAGGAGAATAAGTAACTACATTAATTTTCCAATTCTGATGTGGCATATACATCTTGTAAATATCATAATCAGATATCTTTTCTAGTATACTATCAGGTGTTAATTTTACTTTCTTTCTTCCTGTTATCATAATTTTAAAATAAAAAAGCCTCACCATTTCTGATGAGGCTATTTATTAACAATTAATTTAATTAATAATCATCACCATCTTCAGAAATATATGCATCAGAGGCAACTAAGTTATCATCAGGATTGTAATCTTGAAGATCTTTTAATATGTAATGATCTTTACAACCATATTCACCTGTAACATTTACAACAAACTTCTCGTGAGCTTTTAAATCTTTAGGTTTTTTGTTCTTAAGACCTTCTTGTACTTTTTTACTTGAATAATCAACAAGTCTGAATTGTTTTAATGTATATCCACCAATGAATGCTTTATTGTAGATTCCTTGGTATTCTTTAGACTCTCCATCTCTCTCTTTAACAATCACTGTAGCTAAAGCAACAATAGATTTAGCCCATTCTCCACCAACTTGGTCTCTAAGATCTTTTACATTACCTCTCATCAACTTCTTCCATTCTAATTGTAGAACAGTGTCTGCATCACGATAATCTAATTCACTCAACCATGTACGCATGAAATTGTAAAAATCTTCTTCACCTGTATATGCTACACGATAATCTCTTCCTTTTGTAAACCATTCAGCAAGATCATTTTCATCTGCAGCCCAAGAACACATACCAATAGAATTGATATATTGTTTCTTAGTACCATCTTTGTTTTCTCTTTCTTTATCTTCTAAGAAGAATGATGTTTTAAACTTGTCATCAGAATTAACCTTCTGTAACCAAACATCAATACGAAGATAGCTATTTCCATCTTTAGTATCACCTAAATACTCAGCAGCTTTGCTGTCTTCTTTAAGATCCATACCAAGAACATCTTTAAACTCTTCTAATGTTGGATTAATTGCAATTACGTTGCACTCAAATAATCCCACTTTTTTTCCGAAATCTCCACCACCTGTGTTTTCTCTCTTTTTTCCTCCGATACTACTCATTGTAATTTAATTTAATTTAGTTATAATATTCATTTAATGTTTCAACTACCAACTGTAAGTTGTTTGGTATTTTTGTTTCTGCAAACATTCCATCTGGACTTTTTGCTGGAATCTTTTTGTAACGATTTGTTACAAATTCATAATTCACAGTTCCATCTTTGTTCTCTTCTACATTAGTGTATAACACCACTGTAAATAGTCCTTCAAGATTTATTTGAGAATCTATAAGTTTTCCTGATGTTTTCATTTTGTATCCAATAATCTCTCCACTATCTTCAATAGTATCAGGATGAGAAAAATAGAAAACAGTCAAATCATCTCTTAACTGTCTAGCATTTTTAATCATTGTAACAGTGTCTTTTGCCATCAAACTGAATTTTTCATAACCTTTTTCAGTTGCTTTATCAAGCATTGTGAAGCCCATTACATAATTACTATCCTCAAGAATCACTTGTTTAATGTGAGGAGCTTTTTCAGAGATAGTTTTTAACAAACGAGAAATCTCATTAGCATCATCTATTTCTTTGTAATTTTTGTTTTCTGTGTTGTAAAGTTTTTCAGATCCTTTGAAAGGAAGCTCTTTCTTTGCAACATTGATAATGTACGTTTCTTCTGGATTTAAGTGTTTGATACTGGTTGATTTACCTGTACCTGTAGCACCAACAATCCCTACTAATTTACTTGCCATTGTTTTACTTGCTTTAATTATTAATATTTAGTTTTAAAATATAAAGATACGAATAATTTTTTTAATTATACATATTTTATCTTAGTTTCATCAAAGAATTCTAATGCTTTTTGCAACCACTTCAGCTCTGTAGGCTCAGTGGTGCTAATAATATAGATGTGTGCTTTCTTATCAGGAGTGTTATACTCCATGGCCATACATCTATTTATCTTTTGTGCTAGATTCTCTGCATTACTATCGAAATAGTTTATAATCACCTTGTCTAAGGGTTTATATGTCACACCTGTGTTACCAATCTTTACAACAGCCAAATGATTACCTTTACCTTCAGCAAAATCTTCAAAGACTTGTTTCTCTTTAGATTTATTATGATAGGAAGGAATACCAAGACCATCTGCCACTTTGGTAGTACCACAGAACACTAACACTCTTTCATCTTTATGTTTTTTTAATAATGCCTTTGTAGCATTTCTTTTTGCAAAAGATGATTGAATAATTCTCATTCTAGCAAGACGCATAAACATTGTATCAGATCCACTATTCTGCATTTTATTGATTACCCAAGTGAGAGCATCAAACTGTTTCTTTTCAGTCTTGAGCTTTCCTTTGTAATTTTGCGTAACAATATTGTCTAATGGCACTCTGATAACATGTATTTCATAATCAACTATAACTCCTTCTTCAATTGCTTTTTCAATTGGATAGGTAGCTAGTACATGAAGATCTAATTCTTCTTCAAGGGTTCTTTCTGTCCAACTGGATAATGTACCAGTTAGACCAAGGATCTGTCCATTTACATCAAACAAATCCTTACACACTTCTATTTGAGCCTCGCTCAATAGATGTATCTCATCAATAATCACAACATCAAAGCTCTGATCAGCAAGTTTCTTCAAAGATAGGTGGGTTGTATATGTGACAATGCTGTCATCAAACCCAAGTTCTTCAAAATCAGCTTGCCAAGATTCTTTAATCTTGTTGTCTGGATAAGCAATCAATATGCTTTCAGGTTTTAGTTTCTCTAGAGCTAGAATACTAGTTCTAATTTTACCAAACCTTGGACATAGATTTAGAATTCCAAACTTACCATGTTTGAGCCATACATCTGCAAACTCTTTTTGTCTTTTATCTCTTAATGTCATAATTTATCTAAGAAAATATGATTTATTTGTTACACTCTCGTAATCACTTTCTGTGATGTCTTTCTTTCTAGGGAGCTCCTTGAATAAACCGAGTTCACCTAAAAATGCAAGTCCTATTCTAAGATCATCTGCACCATAACTATTTTTAATAAGTCTAACACTTCTGAAATACTTAGCTCCATATTGATCTTTTAATTTATCAAGGTCATAACCACTTGGGTCTGCCACTTTATATCTCATAGGATCAAATAAAGCCATAACAACATCAGCATCATTTTGTGTTGATGAACTGTCGCTAAAATCTTCTAGTTGAGGTTCAACATCACCATTCTTAATCCTCATTGGATTAGAAATAGATCTGTTAAACTGAGAGACCACTACAGGACTATATCCATAGAAATCTCTAGCAAACCTAAGTTCATCAGACATCTTATCAATAGCATCTTTTTTAGTTGGTTGATCTTTTGTTGTTTTAAGAAGACCAATGTGGTCTATAACAACCATAGTTATTTGACTTGGATCATCTGGAACATATATTTTGTTCCATTCATCTAATTGTTCAATCTTACCATTTTGTAAAGCATAAGTTTTTAATTCTTTTGCTATACCTACAGGATTTTCTGGTCCATCAATAATAGTTACAATCTCACTAAGCTGATCTACATAGTCTTTATAATAAAGAAAAAGATCATGTTCGTCTTTAGTTAGTTTATCAGTCCAACCTAATAACTTACCTACAGGAATAATTATTCCTTGGTCTAGAAATATCTTACGAGATACCCACTTGGCCATCTTGTATGTTCTACTTCTTTCCATAGATCTATACCAAACCTTCACTTTAATACCTGAAGCTTGTCCTTCTTTAGAAAGAGCCCAGTCAACAGGATTAAGAACAAATGCATCATCAATAAAAGATGTCTTACCTGAACCAGTGTTACCACCTATAAGATAATAGAGTCCTTTACGAATACCTACATATTTAGTTAGTCGATCAAATCCCATAGGAATTCCTCTATTTAGACTATTAAGACCTTTGTCAACTTCTGCATTTAATAGTTCAAAACTCATAATAGCTCTATTTCTTGTTTAACTTCTAAATAAAATTTAATCTTTTCACTATTCACTCCGTATAAATTATTATGTGATTTTATTATCTCATCAACTGCTGTTAATGCACATTGTTTAGAAATTGACGTGCAAAGAATTTCATTTCCACATTCAGTATCTTCATTCATTAGAATAATTCTATATGAATTAATTAACTCTATTGCTTTGTTTTTTGGTGTCATAATCCTTTTTCTTTTTTATATATTTCTAATACTTCTTCTGATGTGTAAGGTTTAAGACCTAATTTAATAATCCAATTTCCATTAGGTAATCTAGTATTATCCCATTTGTATAACCACTCTGCAAATCCAATAGCATATTCATCTGCTATTATTTCAAGTGGTACTTCTCTTATTTGTACTCTTGGCTCAGTATCTAACCATTGTTTAAACTTTTCTTTTAGTGTCATTAGATGTCAGTACCTCCTGTTGGTTTTTGTGGTGCTACATCAACATTAGCTCCATCGTTGATTAATTCAATATAAGCCTCAAAAGCTCTCTGGTTCAAATAAGTTACACTGTTCTGCATAAATGTCATTCTGTTGCTATTAGTAGCTATAGAAGTTTCTTTCTTTTGTAGCAATTCATAGTTTAAAGCATCTATAAGCTGTGCAGCTGTATATTCTCCTTCCAATAGAATTTTATCAAACTTCAGTCTACATTCATCTTTACCTTTTCTAACAGATCTGGTGCCTGTGAATTTCTTTCCTTTGTATTCAAATGAATCAGTGCCTGGATAAGTTTTCCACCACTCTTCAAAATCTGTTGTTGGAGGTTTTCTCTTTATTATCTTTCCAGTGCTTTTTACATCCATGAATTCTAAAAGATCTTTACCTACTAATGTAAGCTTTTCATCATCTTTGGTTATCAATGCTTTTCTTATCAAAGACTGATAGATAGAAGCAATCTTCATACTTCCCTCACATAGTGAAGAAACATCATATTGTTCATCTATCAACTTCAATAAGAATATTACATCTAAATTATAACCTTTTTTGATGAGCTCCTCGAACTGTTCTGCTGTTACGTTCAGTTTCATCTGTTAATATTGGTGTTACAATTTTAATTAATGCAGGTAAACGTTTCTTACGTTCCTCTTCCTCTTCCCATTGTTGCCATGCCACTTGAACATCATGTTCTCTTTCCATAGCATAGATATGGTCGTTAGGATATTCCCAATCTTCCAATATCCAATCCATTATTCAGATTTTTTAGGTCTTCCAACAGGTTTTTTCTCAACTTGTGTAACAGGTTTCTTTCTTTTCTTCTTGTACTTTCTTTTAGGCTTTTCAATTAGATCAGCGTCTGTACAATGTAGAAAAGTAATCTTTCTGGGTTCAAACTTGGGACCTCGTTCTTCTTCAGGATATTCCTTACTGGAATTTTTTAGTAATATAAAACTTAGTATTGACAATAATGCCAATATAAATCCTACTACAATAATGTTAGATGTTGTCATAATTTTTAGTTTTTAATTCTTAAGCCAAACTGCAAATCAAACCATTGAAATGTTTGTTCAGCTTTTCCTTTGTTAAATTTAAAAATCTTCTTTAGTAGAGGAATAGCATAACGCTTGAATTCCTCATGTTGTTCTTCTGTCATAGTATTATTATAATACCAATCTTCATCACTCTCTATATCTAGGAGTGTCTTTCCTACTATTTTTAGTTGATATTCAACTAAATGTTCAGAAATGTTTGTTCGATTCACTTTTGCTTTCATTCAAATAGATTTAATTGATTAGGAATATACACTGTTTTTATTCTTTTACCTTCAGTGGCAATCTTGTTCACCATCCTATTAGCTTTTTCAATATAATAATCATAATTAACATTGTCAATAGGTGAATTCTTTGGTAAGAAGTTACGCACTTCACACACCCATTCACCAGCTTCCACTTGACTAATAGCAGCAGCTCTAGTTTGACATTCAGGATTTTTCACCTTAAATATCTTCTCACCAGTATTAGACACATAATATCTGATTAACTTATTGTACATTGTAACTTCTCCTGTAGATCTATTAGTTCCTTCATAATGGAAACTTCTAGTTGCTTTCTGTCTTATACAAAAATCATAAAGATTTTTATGATTGCGTATCGTATGCTCAACAGGAATGTTATGTACAAACCACTGCTCAAGAGCAATAGGAACCACTCTGGCTGACTTATTTTTATGTAACTCAAAGTCAGTAAGGAAATCACCTTTCTTTTTAATTTCTCCATTAGTCATAATTGCTAAGTAATCATTCACCGTACTAAAGATAATCTTGGAATAGTCAGTTCGTTCTAACTCATATTGAGTTAGATTACACCACCATTCATTAAGCTTATGCATTAATGGAATCAGTTCTTTCTTAATCTTGATAGTTACACCATCTGTATTTGCAGAGATCACCTGTATGCCATTCAATTCATATTGTTCAATAAGCATCATCAAACTAAGCTCACCAGTTATTGTGGTGAACATAGTGAGTTGCCTATCGTAAATCCATGATTGCATATCAGATGATTTACCATATACAGAGTTAACTGCAAGTTTAAGGGCTCCTACGATTCCTTTAATCTTTTTGTCTTTCTTTGCAAGTGGTTTAAGCTCCAATCTTTTATCAAACATCTGTTTGTATCCCCTAAGGAATTCCTTTCCTAAATGAGCAGGAAACTGCCCATTATTGATGATGATGGCTGGATAGTAGGAACTAACATCCCAATCGATTATCTCACACTCTTCATCAGCCTCAAACATTTTAGGTTTGTTCTCTGTATGAAGACCTCCTTTCATAAAAGAATACACATTTCCATAGAAATGTAACTCCTCTTTGAAATCATCTTGAAGACCTAACTGGGTCTTCTTTATTCTTTTTAAGAAATCACTAAGTTCTGGTGTTTCAAATACAACATATTTAGCAATACACTTCTTAAGATCTATGTTCTTTCTGAAATATCCTTTTCTAGGAAGTTCTCTATAGTCAATACCTTTCTCTTGACAATAATACTTCTTGATTATTTCATCACCTATCTTACTATCTGAATAGTTAAGACATGGAATACCAAACTCAGTTTCAATATCTCTTCGAAGCTCTATTTGATTGTTTCCTTTGTAAAGTGGGTGTTCAGTATCACCAGTTGTCACTTTATAGAATTCATAAGTTGCATCAACATCATTAAAACAATAGTCTATGGTGAGTTCTATCTCTTCCTTAGTCATATTTGTTTTAGTATGATGTATAGGCATCTCTTCAATGTTCTCAAGATCCATTTCAAACTCAAGCCTTTTTAAAGAGACCATACGATTTTTATTGTTGTAGTGCATCAAAGTAAATAAGTCTATTATTTTAAAACTTAAATCACTTTCTCTATATTGTGGAAAAACTTCATAATTTGCATCGTGTATTGTATCTTGAGCAACTTGTGCAATTTTTGCACATACTTCAAGACCAGATAATTCATGCCATTTTTCATAATTTCTAAGTACATACTCAATCACTTGACTATCAAATCTTAATCCATTATAAGTTACATGGTAATGATCGTTTTTTTCTTCAAAGAATCTTGCCATACGATCTAATGTATTTTTCCATTTACTAACTTCAAACTTATGATACTTGTTAGTCTGAGGATCATAACAAAGACATAAAAAGTATTCTGCCATTGTTTCTATATCTGTTATTATAACATTCATTTTTCTATCTTTAATGTTCTTAAATATGTTTTTCTTCCTATAGAAGATGTTATTGTAGCAATATGTACATTTAATGTATCTGATAAGTTTCTAGAATTAATAGTTCCTATAAATCTATGAAAGCAATCATATATTTTATATTTACCATTACTTGACTTGATTTGATTAAATATATTATTCCAATAAGCTTCTACATCTTCTACTGATTCATTTTCATCAAGAAATATAAACTTACTAGATTCTGAATCAATCAAGTTCTTTTTAAAAAACTTTACGTTCATCTTTCTATGAATGTTAGGAGCTGCAGTATTAAAATGTTCAGCACATTTATATAAATCAGTAAAGCTTTGGTAGAACTCTCCATAGATAGTATAAACCATTACTTTTCTTTTAGGTGCAGAATTACTCATTCTTACTCTAGTTTCATTAGAAACTGCACGCTTTCCTTCAGGACAAGTAGGATCAATGTTGTATCCATGTTTTCTATTATGTGTATCTAACATATTACACCAGTAGTTTTCTTGAGAATAGATATATTCAGGTTTACATTCTTCAAGTGTTTCAAATATAAAGTTATGTTCTCCGTGTTTATTAAAAGAACTTTGTAGATGGGTATTGTGATGAATACCCACTCTAAGTTTCCACTTATGCATACATAATCTATTATATAAATCTGTAGTTGCACCAATGTAACTTTTATTTGTAACTAAATTTTGAATAATGTAAACTCCTGAAATCTTTCTCATAATGATATTATCTTAATGATGCAAATATAAACATCATATTTGAAACTACCAAATAAACTTATTAACAAAAATTCTAAGACTTTTCTACACTATCCAACATTGCTTTGATTGATTCTATAATAACTTCTGGTGTAAACTCTATATCTTCAAATAAAGTTATCTCTCCTCTAATTTTATTTAATAAATCATAAGCTTCTATATCTCCAAATCTTTTATTTAATTCTTCAGCATGATTAATTGCTTCTGAATTGCTACTAAAAGAACTTATGAGAGTAGTGTTTCTATAAACACTAAAATCTTTTACATAATACTGTTTTTTTGTATATGCTTTTGTTGTGTCATAAATTATTACGTTTTTCATTCTCTTGTTGTTTTTTATGGTCTTTCCAATCTAGCCAAAAGCCAATTGCTACAATAATATTCATACCAAATGAAGCTATTATCTCGTGTATGTCTTCATATATGTTAGTAGTAAGATGGATATGTCCCACCATCCAGAAAGGAATAGCGAGATTGTTTGATATCCATCTTACTAAATAATTTATAAATTTCATAGCCTACAAAGATAATTAAAAATATTATATAGAAATAATAATTTTAGTTATTCTTCTAAATCATCATAATATTCTTCTTCTGGTGCAAGTGTTAATATCACTTTATCTTCCATAAGAATTACACCGTGTTCATCTACTTCTATATCAACATATCCATCAAGTTCTCTCAATATATAATTGATATCATCTAACGTAATTTCTCTGTATTCATCTACATCATCTCCATCATCCCACCAACCTATTTCATTATGTGAAGCAAGTATGTCATCATCTTCATCAATGATTGCTATTTCTACAGGAGCACCATGTTTGGCCATAAATGCATCAGCATCTTCTGGCAGTTCTTCTAGCTCAAATAACTCAATATAAGGCTCTACAACACCAACAGATATTCTGTTGATAAAAAGCATACCTATCTCCAATTCAGGAGGTAGGTAGCTTGATAATGATATTTCAGCTGGATACCACATTATTTTTGATTTACAAGGTTTAACGCTATTTCATGTCCTTCAAGAGCATCTTTATAAGATGTATATCTCTCTTGATATTGATCGTGTTCTCCTCCAAATATCATAGTTTCCCATAACACTGGTACATCACTATTCCAAGCATGATCTAATCCAAGAAAAACTGTTGATATATATACATCATCAACATGTTCTTGTTTGACAGTTTTTCTTTCTGGATAAGCTTCTTCCCAATCTACAAATTCATTGACTGTTGATTTTACAGGATTGTTATCATCATCTAATATATACCATTTACTCATATTCTTGACATTAATTGTTTCATATCATTAAGGAGTTCTTCTGTAGACTTATTTTCATATTGAAGCTGGTCTATTATCATTTGTGTAGGATAGTGTAAGTGTTTTGATTTACCAATAGATGTATTAATTCTTACATGAGCATATTGTGGATGCATAATGTTTATTTCTTTAACAATACCAGTTTTTCCTATACAGTTTTTATAATCTTGATCAAAAGTGACAAGATGATCAATAGGTTTGAATTCAAAACATGTAATTTTTTTACCAATTATATCTTCTGGTTCCATAATTATAAGCCTGCTAGTTTAGACATTAATTCATTATTATTTAAAACATTTGAAACAACTCTTTCAGATGTAGCATCTGCATTACACAGCTTGTTAATAATCTGTATACGTTCATGTGTAATATTCTTTTTACCAAACACAGTTTCCACTTTTTTTCCAAGAGGTTTGATCTTTGCTGCTTCAAATATAGTTAATCGTTCACCGAACTCATTAACCCATTTTCCATTTATAACTTCCATAATTTCTAATTTTCTTGATCATCAATCACTTTATTTTCTATTTCATCAAGTATATCACCACTAATAATTTCAGTGATGTCTATTCCTGCAAGTTCTACTGAATGTAATTCAAATTCAGCTGGACTTCCTGGATAACCTTCCATATTATCATCATACAACACCATTGGTTCTGCTGGATAATAATTTCCACTAACTGTTAATTTTAAATCACAGATAGTTACTTCTACTTTTATTTCGTTACTCATGACTAGTTATAATATTCCACTTTATATCCTTCTGCTATTATAAGTCTTAATACATCATCTTTATCAAATAATTGTAATGTAAGTTTATATCCATCTTCTCCATCTATCACTTCTATAAGTTGATACTCATAACCTCCTTCTGTTTTACCTGTTTGTAATCCAGAAACTTGATAGAAAGTTCTGCTCTCACCTGAATTTGGATAATAGAACTTGATTTCTTTCTCTCCTTTAGGATTGAAGATGACAGTTAAATTTATTTCTTGTTCAGGCTCTTCTACATTGTTCTTTGTAGAAAGAAGTTTAGTGTATTTTCTAACAAACGTGTCTTGTGCATACGTAGCACTACATAGCAATAACATTGCTAATAATAATAATTTTTTCATAATTTATTTTTCTATTAGTTCATAATTCTTTCTAATCACTGTGTCAACCTTGTGGCATACATCAATTAAATATGTTCCACTTCTCACTTGCTCACTATCAAATGATGCTTCTATAAATGGTTCTAATGTTTCAATAAACTCTTTAGCTTTTTGATGTAAGTTTAAACCAACGCTTGCTGTAGGTTTCATTTCATCTAATTCCATTATCAATAGATTAGATAATACAGCTAATTTGTGATAGAGTATTCTTTCTTTTTTGTTCATAATTCTTATTTCTTTTTAAATTGTTTTTTATATAACCACAATGATGTTCGTAATAAATTACACCACACTAAAATGATTAGACAAGAGGTAATAAATGTTTCCATAGTCTTATTTCTTTTTAAATTAAATGTCTTTTAAATATTGTTCGTGTTCTTCTTTTGAATTAACTTCATCAGGCAATAAATCCCTTGTAAGTTCTGAAGCCATTTCAGCAAATAATATAGTTAAATGACTTTCAAAAAATAAACCCAAACATGTTACAGATTCGTCTTCTTCACTATCTTCAACAGGAGTAATTCTGAAAACACAGTATCTTCCTCTATTTTTATAAGGATAACTATCTTCATCTTGTTTTGTAATTAAGATACATCCATCCTCACCTAAATTATCCCATTCTTTTTTATTCATAAAAGCAGGGTTATCTTGTGTAGGAATTTCATTGAATGTTTTATCAATGAAATTTACAATTTGTAATTTTCTCATTTCTTTTTCAATTACATCGTGTAATTTTTCTTTTGTTGCACTCATAATATTTTTAGCACTTATCCTTGCAATCGGGGTTATTTGTTAAATGTTTGGTTGTAGTATTTTTCTCCTGATATTTCAGTTTTATACTTATCCCCTGTTTCATAAGCATTAATAATCTGTTCCTTTTCCATTTCTAAAAAAGGTTTAATAAATTCATCGTATGATACAGGTTTGTTCTTTCCTGTTTCTTCAAAGTTATCCCATTCTCTTTGCCATTCTCTAAATGCAATTCCTAATTGCTCTACTGCTGTTTGTTTCATATCTTATTTGTTTTTAAATTCTTACTCCGTTTAATGTTTCTATTTTTCTAATAAAATATTTACTTGATTTTTCTTTTGGTCTAATCCTACCTAAAAAAATCCACCACATTAATTTAAAAATTGAAATAATTTCATACCCACCCTGTGATTGGTTTTTATTTTCAAAATATAGTTTTACTTTCATATCTTATTTGTTTTTAAATTTTTCAAACCATTCTTCTAAAGTTACTTTTTTACCTGCTAACAAATCCTCTGTATGTTTGTAAAGAATATTTAATACTTCTTCCTCACTATACATTAGTTTTCTTTCAGCCATTAGTTTTTCAATAACTTTTTGATTGATTTCGTGAGCAATTAAGGCTTCTTTTTTCCACTTTTTAAGTTCTTCAAGTCTTTCTTGTTTATTTACCAAACTATTTCCATAATCTCTTGCTTTTTGTTTAGTTTCTTCAGATGATTTATAGATAAATAAAATTTCATTTCTTTTTAAAGATAAATAATTACTTGTTGGTAAATATAATCTACAAAGAGATTGTTGTCTTAAAATTGGTTGACTTTGCCACCAGTAAATATATTTTTTAATTTTTACTGTTTGTTCCATATCTTATTTGTTTTTAAATTTAGCAATTACTTCGTCAAACTTTTTACCGCTTTGAGGAAATGGATTCCCAATATTATCAATAGTCCAATTGACCATTTCATTAGCAATTAATTCAACTTCTTCCTCACTATAACCTTGTTGTTGCGTTTCCATTACTTTGGCTTGTTCTTCTAATTCATCTAAATGCCCTTGACTAATTCTAATATCACCAATTCCCAAATGATGGCTTTTATCATGAGCCAATTTTCTCAACTCATCTACCAACCATTCTACTGCTGTTTGTTTCATATTATTTATTTTTAAATGTTTCTAATAGTTCTTTTGTGGTATATTTTATCGGAATTTCAAAATCTTTTGATTCTAACCAAATATTAGTATTACCCATTCTAAAGTAATTATCATTGCACCACTCTGTAAACTCAATAGCATATTCATCTTGTTGTTGCGTTTCCATTTCTTTAGCTTTTTCAATTGATTCTTGCAAACGTGAACAATCAACTTTTTGTAAGAGAAATTTATAATTTCTAAATATTTCTTTTTCTAACCATTCTACTGCTGTTTGTTTCATATCTTATTTGTTTTTATATTGTTCATATTTTTTCATCACAACATTACGATTGTTTTCATTACAAACTATTTGTGCTATAATCATTAAAACAGACAAGCAAAATGCCAAAAACAACATTTTAGGTTTTAAAAATTCTGATAATGGAATATTACCAATTGTGTTAAAAAGTGTTTTCATACCTTATTTCTTTTTATTTTGTTCAAACCAATGTTTTAAATCTGTTCTACCATTAAATCTCGAAGTATATTCCTCACTGTTTAAAAGTAGTTTTAATACTTCTTCCTCACTATACAATTTCTTTTCTTGTTCTTGTTGCCATTTAGCACCTTCAATAAAAAGCTTATTTAGTAAATCCATACCTATATGATAAGATATGTGTCCATCAACTAATGATTCATATAAATCTAAATCATTGTTTATATAGTTTTCAGCAGCTTCTTCAAGAGTGGTTTCTTGTTTAAGTTCTTCTTTTAATGCTCTTTCTTTTAAAGTTTCTTCTGAAAGATGAATACCTTTACAATTTTTAGGATGTTCTTGACAAGCAAAATTATCTGCATAATATAAATCTACACCACATTTTATACAAACATTTGTAAGTTTAGGTTCTTCTTTTGGTAATACGTGGATGTTTTTCATAATCTATAATGTTATTAGTTTACTAAATTCAACTGGTGTGTAATTAATCATCTCAGCACATACATTGATGTATCTAGCATCATCAATACTATTCTCATGAACATGTCCATGGATGTTGAATGAATATCTAAATTCTAATTGTGATGGATGTATAGGACAATGTGTAAGGATAGCTTTTTCTTTATAATCAATCATCCCTGATACACTATGTACATAGTTTAACATCTCTCTTACATGTTGTCTTTGATCATGATTACCTAATACAACGTGTATCGTTCCTTGTAATCTATCTAAGATTTCATATTGTTTCTTCTCCATTGTAATATCACCTAACAAAAACACAGCATCTCTCTTAGAGACAGTGTTGTTCCAGTTCTTTACAATGAGTTCATTCATCTCTTCTGCAGATGAAAACCCTCTATGTTTAGCCATATTCTCATGATGAAAATGTGGATCACTAAATATATACGTACTCATGACTATTTAATATTAGTTAATGGATAAGCATTTAAGATTGAATTGTGGTCAACATATTCGTCACAATATTCAGAACCTGTATTACCAGAGTATTCATATTTAATTTTAGCTTTTTCACTTGCTTCTTTTAAAGCTGCTTGTACATGTAGTTTAGCAAATTCAATCATGAATTGTTCTATATTAGTATATGTTTTTTGTTTTATAAAAAACTCTAATGCTGTTGGTATATCATTTTTCATTGTTTACAGGTTTAGGGTTACACGTATGACCATCACTCCATTTGATTCCTGGAGGTGGTGTTGTTTCTGGTGAGCTGTATTTTGTACCACACTCACTACATTCAAATTTGTTCATTATTTCTTTATTATATAAACGTTATTGATTTGCTCATACTCAGGACACTTACCTTTAGCTCTTTTTTCAAGAGCATTATTTTGGTCTATTAATGTCAAGTTAGTAACCACTAATACACCAAACATAAAAACCATTGCTGCTACATATAGTATGTATAAAGGTTTAATTTTACCTACTTCACTTGCCACTTTAAAATAGCACACTACAAAAAGTATGCACATTCCTGTTAAAAATATTTCTCTCATAATTTTTAATTTTATTGATTTAAAGAATAAGGGCTCCACTACAGAGCCCAATTATTCCCCTCCTTAATAACCCAACTGTTCTAGTTGGTCTATACTGGCCTCTACAATATACACACCATGTGATATTGTACATCCGAATGCAAGACTAATTGCAAACGCTAATTTTCTGAAGTGGTAGAACTCTGTTGGTTCTAATTCAATTGTTTTTTTCATGTTTTATAATTATTAAGGATTTAAATTTGTTAATCTATCAACACCTATTGCAAAACCAATACCCCCTTCATACTCCCCTCCTCCACAAACTTGTTTTGATGAACTTAATGATTCTATTGATATTTCAAAACCTTTACCTTCTTTATAATAGTCAAGGCCTCTTTTTGCATTAGTATTGATTATAAGAGGTTCTATAGTTCCTTTAGAAACTAAATTGTGAGAAATACCTAATGCAAATTCACTATAAAAAGGAATGCTACTTGGATTTAAAATTTCTACACCTAATTGAGTAAATTGTCTATATCTTCCAGCTTGAGGTTTTTCACCTCTAAAACATTCAGCAACATAAAATAATTTAACATCTTTTTGTCCTTTAAAATATGTTTTAGCTAATTGTTGTATAACTGCAGTGTATTCAGGTGCAAGACATAAATCTCTTCCTCCTTTATCTGTTAGAGTGTACATCATGTTATTATTTTCTTCTCCAACTTTATCTTTAAATATTTCAGAATGTTGTATGATTGGAATTTGAATCTCAGTAAAACCTTGTGATTTTAAGTATTCTCTACATTCTTGTAAATACTCTTGTTTTTTATTACCTAAAAGAATTCTAGTTCCTTTATAGCAAGTTTCTTTAATTATTTTCATGTTTATTAAGGATTTAATGTTACAAAATAAAAAATCCCTACACACTTGAGACATGTGTAGGGAATGGTAAATGGTAAATAGTCTTACAATACGAGACTAGTGGAGCTAGAGGGAATTGCATTTTGTTAATAACTTGTTGTCACTTTACTTGCATATGTCTAGGACATGTTGTAGATTTACACCATATCTAAAACATAATTATTATGACACTACAATACATTTCAGGCTTTTTTGATGCTGATGGTTCAATTACTATGAGTAAAAGTTCTAAAAATGATACTTATAAATGTATCAAAATAGATTTTACTAACTGTTATATAACAATTCTTGAAGAAATTCAAAAATATTTATTAGATAAACATAGTATTAAAACTTATATTTCAAAAAAACTTTCTAGAAAAGAAAACCATAATATTGGTTATTCTTTATCTTGTAATAGTAATCAAGAGTGTTTGAAACTTTGTAGACTTCTGGATTCTCATCATCCTAAAAAGTTACATCGTATAAATACAGTCTTAAAATACCATGATGCAGTTACCATTCGTAATGGTAAATACACAGATAAACAAGCTATAAGAAAGTTAGCCTACGAGAGACTATTCTTTCTTCCTACATTTCTGTAGGGATCGGACTATATCATCATCTGTTCTAGATGTTGCTTACTGTGGGCTCACCGTAGTGTCCCTAGTCTCTGAACCTTCTCACTTCTTCTAGTGAGCTTGGCTGCTGATTGGCATATTACCCTCGTAGGTGTAACTTAGCGTTCCAGCAATTCAAGCAATTTTTAATTATACATCCCTGTATAATGAGTCCATTCCCAAACCCTCGTCCAAAATTATTTTCAAAAATACAATTTATACAGCTTTTTTGATGTATTTTTTAAGTTGGAAACATCATTCAACTAGGATCGACTGATAAACAATCGAGAAACCACCACTCTGTTTAATCTAACAGAGAAATCTTTATTTAGGCTGCTACAGCAACTTCTTCTCCTAATAAAGAGAATACTTTGTTCATGTTAGCTTCGATTTGTGCGTTGTCTCCTTGAGATACTACACGTAAGTTAGTATTGCCATTTAATTAATTCACCTTAGTTTACAGTTATCTCTCTGGCTGATTGTATTAATTACTGGTAACCTGTCAAAACCTGTTAGCCCCATTCCCTCATGTGAGGGCACTTATCAATTAGTTGTGTTGTTGACCAATGATCAACTTTGTAGTCAGGACAGGACTCGAACCTGTATTTATACCACCATATAACTCTGTTTATGGGCGAGCCTCGAGAACTCTTGTTATATGTGCGTTTACCAATTCCGCCACCTGACTTAGCTTCTAACAGATTATCAGTTCTGACGCTTTCCACAGCTTAGCTATTATTGTAACGTTAAGATTTGAAAAGCATTTACGTTACCAAGATGCTTAATTCACCAAAATATTTTGTTTTTCGCTATACAAATATAAGCAAATTTGTTTACATTTTAAAAATAATCCCTGCAAATATAATTTACAGGGACTAATAAAACAAACAATTAACTCTTAATCTCTTGTCTTCCTGCTTCTTTAGAATAACTGTAAACTTTTAAGTCATACGTAACTTCTATTTGTTTACCATCTGTAGCAAGACAAAGATCTTTTAGTTCATCACTGAACTCCATCAATGATACAGCATTAACCTTGTATGGAAATGCATCTGTACCAATACTATCCTGACCATCATTTATCACTAATATTTCTGGTTTTTCTTCAGATAGGTCTACATCAAGATTACACAATCTTCTAGATTGAATTTCATTAGCAATATGTTCAACCATGTCACCAACAGCTGTACAGCCACCATTTGGATCATTAGAAAAGGTTTGCCAAAATTTAATTACATCTTCTCTATTCTTGATGTGTTGAAAATGTAATTCATCTGTATCATATACAAAATAACTAAAGAACACTTCAGCTTCTCCTTTCATAACATATCTAAACCTGTCGATTAATATAGCATTAACCCACACTTGTTTTTCTGTGTCACTCATACTTCCTGAATAATCTAGAATAATAACAATCTTCTGAATCTGTTCTTTTCTATCAACAGGTACACTAACAGTAAGATCTTTGTTCAAGAATTTAGTTCTAAAGTTTGGATACACCTTCTGCATTAGATTCATCATATGAATCTGAGAATAATCTCTCATAATCATTGTAGAATATTGATCAGAATTAGCAACAATCTTCTCAGATATTTCTTTCTCCACTTTGAACTCAGATCCAAACTGACCTACAAGAGATAGATGATTCATAATCTCCATCTTTCTGTTTTTACTAAGCTCATTAAGATCTAATTGTTCATTGATTGTTGGATCAGAATATAGTTCTCTATCAAAGTCTAATCCTTTAGTCATATCTGTATCATCTTCACCCTTTTCACCATGTTCTTTATCATTATTCTGTAATTTCAGATAAATAGAAATAGCTTGTTCTAATGGAGAAAATCCAGGAATGAACTGATCATATATACTATCGTATAAAGATTTCTTTTGTGCAATAGCACCTTTATCTTCATCAGATAGATTATCATAATCTGCATATCGCTCAATTAGATATTCTTTCTCATCAATCATCTTGAAATAACACACACGTGCTAGTTCTTTGATTGTATCAACAGATGATTGTTTAGGAGCTCTCACTTTCTTTCTAATCTCTGCAGCAGTTGGTGTTAGATAGTTAACAGGATCTTTAACAACAAGATCTTCATTGTTATCACTACTTCCATAGTCCCATGAATAGGAATATGAACTCCATCCTGATTTAGACCATCCACCATCACCATATTTGCTCTTCCAACTTCCTTTACTACTCTTTTTAGGAGTATAGGAAGGGGCATAATAATCACCATAGTAATCATCATACCCATCGTCCCATAAACTTTTTGCCATATTATACGAATGAAGCAATAGTTAAATTCTTGTTGAATTTCTCAAGAGCAGATGTAGCTGCTTTAACAAGCTGTGCATGTACATTAGCAACATCATCACCTACAACCAATCCTTTCATATCAGCTAATTGTTTTGTAAGACTGCTGATTGCTTCTTTGTATGTAGCTTCATCATCTCTAGATACTAATGGAAGAGAGTTTAATGTCTCAATCATATCTGTAATACCTGAAGATAATTCTCTAAATTTGATTGTTGATTCAAATTTCTTGATAGTTTCAGCAATCAAAGATGGTTTCTTAGCAAACTCTGCAATGAATGATAAAGACTCTGGTCCACATTCATCATACACTTGATATGCTGTAACAGCAACACGAGGACTAATTGTAATACCATTCTTAGCATACTCTTGTAATAAATAAGGAATTACTGGATCCACTTCTCCTTCACCAAATTTACTCTCAAGTAATTTGTTGTATGTGATTTCTGTGTAATTATCCCATATTACATTCAATTCTAATGGGAAACGCTCCATCAATGCTTTTAAAGACATATTCTTAGAGAATTCATCACGAGTTCTGTTAGTACAACAGATGATGAATTTAGTGTTGATAGGAAATATCTGTGTACCATTTCTGAATACACCACTAGATAGAATGTCTTTCAACTGCTCTAGAATAAAATCAGGAGCATCAAACAACTCTTCGAAGATAACATACTCGTGATTCATAAAACTATTCTCTACAAGATATTCAATCTTACCTGTTGTTTCGAATGTTGGTATATCAAGACCACCAAACAATCTGTCTGTTGTCATACCTGTACCCATAGTTTGAATGAATGGGTTGATTCCTTTAGCTTTTAAGAAATCTAATGTGATCTCTGATTTACCATGTCCACCTGGACCATACAATACAACATTCTTAGCTGTAGAAAATCCTACATTTAGAATACTAACTGTTTTGTCCATGAATACGAATTTCTCTGCCACTGTACTTTTCACTGCGTTCTTTGTTTTTGTTGCCATTTTTTCTTTTGTTTTTAAGGAGTTTAATTGTTTTACTTGTTCTAATACTTCTGTAATGTCTATTGGTTCATTGAGCACATAATCATCTGGTGAAAATACCCAACCACTCATTCTAAGTTGTTCTTTACTATCGTCCATTATTGAATTATATTCATCAGGAACATCCTGACCTATATATTTATTCATTGCACCAGTATCAGCCCAACCTTCTGGATAACCACGAAGAGAACTTGCATATGAATCATCAACCCATTGACCATCTTCTTTAAATTCTTCTAACGTTTTAAATCTGTATTTACTCATAGCTTTAATATAAAAGGAGAGCCATTACAGCTCTCCTATTGATTCTTCTTCTTCATATCCTGCAATGATGTCAAACTGATCACCAATTTGTCTTAATGTCTTTCCTAATTGTATAGCAAGATTCTTTACTGCCTCAGGTGCTAGACTATCTAACCACTCCTGTTGCTTTTCTTCTGTACAATCTTCAAAACATGTAGGTTGTCTTTTCTCATCGCCTGGAAGTGTATCAAATATATACACACCAGATAAGTTTCTACGTGATATATTAGTCATCATCTCCATCACCATCTTGTCTTTTAGCAACATCATCAAGAAAATCTTTCAATTCTTGTGGAAGATCATCACCATTAATAAGACCATCTGCCTTACCTTCTTTTGCCATGTTCATAAGAAGTTCTTTGATGTTTGGTGGAAGTTTATCAGCATCTAAAGCAATTTTCTTAACTACTGATTTCAATTGACTGTTCATCTTTTCAGCAAGGTCATCAAGTTTACTCTGTAAGAAAAATGATGACATAAGTATCAATTGATTGTAACTAAAATTGTGAAGACACACTTCAACTAATAAACTTGGTGATAAATCATCTTTGATGTTTCTATCTTCATCAAATATGTGATTTTTCAATGTTTCTGCAATATGTTCTTGAAGATCATCCATGAATTCTTCTGTAACACCGATTGCTTTGTGAAGTTTCTTTTGACCATGGTCAAAATTAAAAATACTTGTTGTTGTACTCATTTTGTTTGTTATTAAGGAATTAAAATTATTGTTCAAGTCTTTCTCGAACATTTATTATACGCTCTTTTACCACTCCATTTCTGAAGTTGTATAACACTTCTATAATCATTCGTTTTGCTTTGATGGCTTTAAACTTATTAGTTGAGCCTACAAATGTACCTCTTGTGATTCTAGGTCTCATTATATTACAAGAATAAACGTATTACATCTATTGTAGTGAGGATTACAAGACCTATTAAAGCTATCAATAAAGATTTACTTAATCTCTTGTTTTCTTTTTCACAAAGACTTAGTTCTCTTTTGTAGATTTCTGTTTCTTCTTCACAAAGTTCAACTAATCTTGATTTCATTGCAAGCAATTCTTTTGCTATTTCTAATGATTCTAATTGTTTAGTCACTAGTTCTTCTAACATTTGTGTTCTGTAATTTGGTTCTTCCATGTTAATTAATGTTTATTAGTTATTTTTTATCTGCTATCTCCATTCCAATGATGATTGGAAGTGTTATTGGACTAAAAGCTAATGTAAACCAAGCTTCTGTTGGTACATGTTGACTCTTCATAAACGATTGAAGTAACATACCTAGCATAACTAGGTATGTAATTATTATATACAATATTATCATAATATTATTTATTAAAAGTTTCATTGTAATATTCTTCAGCTCCTTTTGGAATATGTGAACTCACTGAAAAGCTTTTTCTCATAGTTTCAATTCCATCACCATAAGCATTCTTAACATTTTTCTTTTCCATTTCTTTGGCTTGGTAAAAATCAACTGGTGTTAATTTACCATTAGAGTTGTACTGATTCTCTAAAAATTCTATTGCTATCATAATCCTATAAGTTCATCAAAACAACTCTCTAACAATTCTGTTAGAGAATGTCTCTCGGTTAATAATGTTTCAATTTGTTCTTCAATGATGTGAATGTTTACATCATCATAAGAATCTCTAAGACTGTCTAATGAATGTATTTCATTAGTGATGTCTTGAATACGTTGTTCAATGATTTCTGTTTGCATAATTGTTATAAATAAGAGATTAAATTATCATGTCTTCTCTGAATTTCTTTTATAGCTAATTCACGAGCTTGTTCAGTTGTAAATGCATCAACTAATTCTTTAATTGTATTAGTTTGTGAAATTACATATTGTTCATCATGTTCTGTAGGATTGTTATAGATATGAGCTGTATCAAATCCTATTACATAATAATCAAGATCACCATCCCATGCTGAATATGTTATTTCTTCAGGACAATCTTTTGGTTGTAGATAATAATAATGATCTGTTGCTATAGCAACATTAACTAATATTGGATGTTCTTTTGGAATGTATACATATCCACATCCCCAACCTGAACCAGTTGCTGATTTGAAATCTTCTGAATATCCACAAGTTTTTACGAATGTTTCTCTCATAATCCTATGATTTGCATGTTAGTAATTGCACACTCTTCATTTATCTCTTTGTGTACAGTTGATAACTCTTGTTTTGTCCAGTCAAAGAAGTCATTAACAATAGCACTCTTTCTTTTGAATATAGAATAATATACTCTTTGTGTTCTTTGACCTTCATTATCATTACCACGGTAATTGAAATGAAATACTACTACTTTTTTCATATTATTTAATGTTTATTAAGGATTAGTTCCAGAGACAGGATTCGAACCTGTAATGTGATCTCCTTTCTAGTAACAGTGGGACAGTATATCACTAACTGTTAACTTATGCGTCTACCAATTCCGCCACTCTGGAATAAAAAAAAGCATGTGAAGCTTTCCCAAACAAGTCAATTAACCTAATTATATTAATCTACTCTTATCACATGCTTTTAATCTATGCTTGCTCATATTTTTCTATCATATAGTTTGCCCATAATATTGTAGACAACAATGTAGAAACAGCAAGAATGAATTTGTACATGTTTTGCGTTGGTTCATCCATATATGTCATATTAATAGCAAGAGAACAACTCATTGCTATTAATATAAACATAATAGAGAAATAGAATTTCAAATTTTTCATAAAGTTATTTATTATCGTTATTGATTAATCTTTCTAACTCACCATCAAGTTTAATGGTTCCTACGTGTCTATCATAATCTTTCACTGATACAGAATCATCTGTTACAATGAATTGATATTCTTCATTATGCAAAGGAAAAGATGTTCCTGCATAAAATCCACTACCATAACATATTATCGATAGTAGTAGTATGAATACAATCTTTTTCATAAGTTTTCATCAAGATCAGCTCCAATTATAATACATGGTATCCAACCAAATATTAACATGAAGAAAATTGTTCCATTATTTGTCATACATTCTTTGTATGATAGGTCAGATAACATCCAACCTATGCTTCCTATTACACACCATGTAAGAAGAAGTGTAGCTATTATAGCTAACATAATTTTTGTTGATTTCATTTTATTTGTTATTAAGGAGATTATTTAATTCTTTGATTGTAGACAATATGTCTTCCATATTGTCAAATTGTGGATTGTAATCATTAGCTAATGCTTCAAACTCTTCTATTGATAATATATTATAATCATCTTCATCTTTTCCATCTAAATTATCAACATAGAAACCAATTTGATTTTTATCAGAATTTTCTAAACAATGTTGTAAATATATTATACTGTCATCTTCATAATCTACATAATCAAATGCAAATTTGACATCATTCCACATAGGAAGTTCATATCTCTCACATATCTCACGAGCTATGTCACAATCTTCTTGATTATCAACTTTTACAATAGCTTTGAATATTGAATGTTCTTTTTTCATAGTTATTAAAGAATTTAAAATTCATTTATTATATCACAAGGATAATCATCACAATTACAAACATCATCATGACCATGTAATGTACCATGTGGACATTCCCAATCACATGTCATTTCATATTCTATAGGAGAATATTCTTCAAGAACAGTTTCTTCAAGAATATAATATCTCTCTATACCATCGTAGTTGATAAGATCATCTAAGAATGTATTAGCTAATTCTCGTGTTGTGAACATTTTTCTATTATATGGAGCATAATAATCATCTGTATAATGCTTCCAATGTGCTGTGTATATTTTCATGTTATTAAGGAGATTTAAAAGAGGGCACGTTAGTACCCTCTAAAATAATATTTAACTATATTAAGAGATGTGTCTTCATAATAAGATCTGTAATAGAAATTAAAATGTTCTCTTACTTCTTTAAGTATTGTACCAAGTATTTGTTCTGTATCAATATCTTTAGTGTCAAGTTTACAACCAGTATGCATATCAATATGAATGGTTAATTCAAATATCACATCTGTTCTACCAGGAAACATTTCAGGAATTATATGAACGTGAAAATCTTTACCTTCATATACTGATGATATGTTGTGTAATAGATTATTAAATTCACCTGATGTCTCTTGTTCAGTGTTGAGCTTTAACATTATATTATATGCATCAGCAGCTGTTTCAATTCTCTCTGTCATTGTAATCTTTACAGAGTTGTAGTTTGTTTCAGTTTTAGTTACTCTCATGTTATTAAGGAGTTTTAATGTTATTATATAAATCATCTATAGTTATTCTGGTGTACATTACACATGTAATGATATCCTATATGTTCTACATCCTGACCTCGAAGGATAGTAAATGATTAAAATGTGTGAGAAGCTTTATTTGATTTCTCTACTCTCTATCACTGTATACACGAGCAAATGTATACACTCACACATTGTTATTTAATAAGGCTGTAGAAGAGCCTATTATAATGTCAAATCAATTGGACATAAGTATATAGAAAGAATAGAATGTATATCACAAAGAATATCATCTTTAGAAGAAGAATAATCTATATATGATATAAGACTATTATTAAACTGTTCTTCTAATAGTTCTAGTTTAGTATATAATAAGTCTATTGCAAAACTATTAGTGTTATTAATCACTTGTTCAGCTATTGTTGTCATGATGTTATATGTATTAAAGGGCCCGTAGAAGAGCCCATAATTATTATCTAACTTCTATTTCTTGTAATACATAGAAAAATTTAGTTCCTAATGATACACAAGTTTTATTCTTTATGTATTTACTAAAGTCTTTATAACATTTAGTAATAACAAATAAGTCTTTTGTTTCTTTGTCTTTGCATAAGTAGTTCATAATGCTATATATATTTCGTTAGTTGATTGATTTTAATCGTTGATGATTGTGCTTTGTTTATGTGTGTATGTCTCCACATCAACATATTAACACTCCCAATAAACATACATTTATTGAAAGATTCTCAGTAATATCAACATCTCATTGCATTATTCTTATATAGTCTCCGTAAAAACTTATGAATAATGTAATAAGACATCAATACCTGTTATATAAAGTTGGATGTTGTGTTGGATTTTTTCACCCACCCAGACATCTCCACCCTTTATATATAAGAAAAACAGGGCTATTCAAGCCCTGCAAATTCTTCTGGATTAACCATAATGGTTGGTTTAAAGTTTTCAATAGTCATTGCCTCCAATGTTAATTGATTACGTCTAACACCAATCATTTTCTTGTAAGTTAAATAACCTACCATAGCAAGTTTACCTTCTTCATTAGGTTCAATCTTTAAACTTTCAACGCCTCCATTCTCAAGTTCTTTGTAGAAGGTTTCATCATTACTAATAAATACTTTACCTTCAAAAACATAACGACGATAAAATTTACCTTCCATTTTTGTTCCTGCTTTGTAAGGAAATAATTGTCCGTCACACTGAATCTCTGCTACTTCTGTAGCGTTTAATTTTTGAATTGCCATTTTGTTCTGTTTTAATTGTTTAGTGGGGGAGCACCCTGCTCACCCAAACAAAGGTGGAGTAGCGAATTGGAAGTGGTCTAACACCCCACACACACAATGGGTTTCTAAATTTTGAAAAAAATTTTTGAAAAAAAATTTGGTGGATATATATTTTATGTTCTACCTTTGGCTGGGTGGGTGGGTATGTCTATGTAAGAAGATAGTCTTTCATAATATAGCATAGGG